GTCCCGGCGGTCCCTGCGGCTCCCGCCGCCCCCGCCGCCCCCGCACCGGCCCCAACGCCCAGAGCGCTGAGCGCGAACGGCGCGGCGATAGCACCAAGCGCACCGAGGATCAGCGGCATTGCGCTCTGCTCGCGCGGCGCATAGTACGCCCGAGAGGCGGCGTCCATAGCATCTGCAGCCGCCTGCTCTTCCGGCGACATCGTAGCTTTCGATGCGAGGACCGGTCCGGTGATGTTGCCGCTCAGGATCGCCAGATCGTCCTTTTCAGACGGCGCTGTCGCCACAGGCAGATACCCCGGCGCTGCAGCCGTCAAACCCAGCGGATTATTCGGGTTGAAAGGCATCAGACGTTCACCTCAAGCATTGGGTAAGCACGCATGGCCCACGTACGCCAATCATCGAACTCATAAGGGTCGGGCACGTTCAGCTGACTATACCCTGCTGCACCTACAAAAGTCTTGGCCCACTCTTGCCAATCTTCTTGCCGATCTAGCCGCCCGAACGACCAAGTATCCTGCACAGACAGGATGACGGCGTCGGCCCACTCCTTCAGGGTCATGTGTCGAGGATCAATCATCCGATCACCGTCTTGTCGGCAGGTTGGAAGTGGCCCAGACAGATGCCCATCTGGTAGTCGCCGCCGATCACGTTGCTCTCAAACCGGAAGCGCAGTTCACGGCGCTGCTCCTTGAAGTAGACGACCTGATCTTGCGGCGTCGGCGGATCGGCGTAGATCGGCATGATGGGTCCGTAGACCTCCGGCGAGCGGGCGTTGGCGCGACCGACGACCTGGACGGTCATGTCGCCAGACTGAACAAAATCCGGCTCCAGCATCAGAACCTGCAACGCTTGACTGGTCTGCGCCAGCGTCGGCAGCGACAGGTCCGCCGTCTCGAAGAAGGAGTAGACGGGCTGGATTTCCTGGCCGTCGATCTCGTCAACACCGGTCTCGTGAACCCAAAGTTTAAACGGATTGACGAAGGTGATGTTGAACGTGGCGGAGTTACCCGAGCCACCCGTTACGGACACGGGATTGGACGGCGCTTGAATGTAGGAACCTGCGTTCGAAATCTGCACACCGGTGATCACTCCGGTCGATACAGAGGAGACCGTAAGCTGCGTCTTGGTAGCGCCTGCGCCGCCAGACACGGTCAGCACATCCCCCACCACATAACCCGTTCCGCCGTTCGAGATCGCCGCGCTGTAGGCCTGGGCGGGCTGCGGCGCGGTGCCCGTCATCAGGGGCTTGCGGAAAACCGTCGGGAAGATGCCCGCGCTGCGCCCGTCGTTGGGAAGCGCGGTGTCGTACCAAGTGTTCTCGCGCACATTGTAGATGATGGCGTGCGTACACTCCGTGGCGCTGCCGCGCGGGTAGCACCACCAGATTTCTCCGTAGCGCGGCACCTTGACTACGAACACCTTCTGCCGGGCGGCGTAGTTAAGATTGTCGAAGAAATAGTTGATGTTCATGTTGTTCTCGATCTCGCGAACGACACCGTTGAACAGCAGGAAGCGGTCGACGCCGCACCAGTAGAAGATGCCGTCGTACTCAATCACGCAGTTTGAGGAGAGGATCGAGGTCTGCGTGCTGATCGTATCGAACTGGAACACCTGATCGCCGCCGACGAACGACGCCCGGATGAGCGCGTCTGCCGACCAGAACAGGCCCGACGGCGAGTTGCCGGGACCACCACGCAGGGGGTAGCCGCGCACGATCTTCTGAGACGCCACCCACGCATCCCCCGAGCCCGCGCCCGTGAAGTTGGTCGGGTCGCCCGGCACCGACCACGCGACGTAGCCGTTGGTTCCGTAGATGAAGGTGTACGGATGCAGCGCCACAACGCCGCCGGTCGCGTTTCCGCCGGTAGGCAATGTGATCGGGGTCAGGGACGACGTTCCCAGGAGGTCGCCGTAAAACACTGCGCCGCCATCGGCGTTACAGATGCAGTTAAAGTTCGGGGCCACCTGCGCAATGAGAAGATTGTTCGCACCCAGCCCATCGATCGCGAACTGCCACATATTGCCATCGTTCGGGGTGAAGCCGGACGTAGGCGTGCGATCCGTGATCGGGCTCGTGTTGTACGAGCCGTCGATGAAGAACCGCTCCAGATAGTTGGGCGAGCCGCTGTGGATATAGGTCAGCTGGTTCTGGGTGTACTCGCTAAGCTGGGTGCTTCTCTCGCGCAGATATTTGTTGATCGAGCGGTAGCCACCGATCTTACGCGGCAGACCGCGCTGGAACCGGACCCACTGCCCGTCCACGTAGTTGTCGCCTTCGAAGCGCGTGCCATCGCGCTTGATTCCCGGCAGCGACCGTATCTGGAGGAGTTTCTCGTCGGCCATCTACGACTACTTGAACTGCGTCTGCGTTGCGAGGACGGTGTAGGTCGGTGTCGCGGCGGTCTTGATTACGGTGTAGGTGTAGACATCAAGGCCGCTGGCGTTACCCGCCGTCGGCGCTCCGCCTTGCCACACGGTCGTGACGCCGGTCGCGGTTCCGTCGACTTGCACGACGTTGTTGTAGTAGGCCGTGGAGCCTTGGGTCACGAGGAAGGCGACCGTCACGCTCTCTCCGACGCCTAGCAGGCTGCTCAGCGTGTTGCTGCCGTTGGCGCGCAGATTGAGGGTCCAGTTCCCCGCGGCGTTGGTGGTGTAGTACAGCACCGACTGCGTCGTGATGTCGTAGTTGATCGTGCCGGTGGCCGCTGTCGCCGATACGGTAACGGTCTCTTTGGCGTTGGCCAGCAGGGTTGCGAGGCTGCTGGTGCTGCCGCTGAACGTCTGGAGCGCGGTGAACGTCGTAGGCGTACCGGGAGCCACGTAGTCAGTCCCCGCCGTCGCAGCCGTAAAGGCCGACGTGCCGTTGCCTTTGAGGACGCCGGTCAGCGTGGTCGCACCCGTGCCGCCGTTGGCGACGGTCAGCGTACCGCCCAGCGTCAGCGTCCCGGAGCCCGTGATCGGGCCGCCGGTGAGCGTCAGGCCCGTCGTGCCGCCAGAGCCGCTGACCGAGGTGACAGTGCCGCCGGTGCCCGAGGCGCTGATGGTGATCGAGCCCGAGCCCGGCGTGATCGTCACGCCGCTACCGGCGGTCAGCGAGGCCCTCGTGAGCGTGTTGCCGGTGCTGTTGCCGATCAGCAGTTGGCCATCGGTGTAGCTGCTCTGCCCGGTGCCGCCCTGCGCCACGCTCAGCGGCGTCGTCAGGCCGCTCAGGGAGGTGATGTCGGAGTTCGCACCCGAGGCGGCTGCGCCGAGAGCAAGGCGGCCCACCGTCGCGGACGACGCCTGGAAGACGCTGATGCCCGTGGATGAGCCGCCCAGGTTGATCAGCGCACCGCCCGCCGTAGTCGCGCCCGTGCCGCCTTGCGAAATGGCGATCGGCAGCGAGATGCTGGCGGTGTCGGCGTTAACGACGTTGGTCCCGTCGCAATAGTAGATGCCGCGCGCCCCGCGATTGACCGTAACCGGAGAGACCTGCGTGCTTGTCCCGACGCTGAGCGTGTACGAGCCGCCCGTCGTCTCGTTGTCGACCCAGTACTGCTGGATCGTAGCCGGAACATAGATAACCATGTTCGCCGACAGAGTGCCGACGAACTTGTAGGAGATGCGGTTCAGCTCCGACCCAGACAGGGTGTAGGGGCTGCTCTGGCCGGTCAGATCGATGGACGTGTAATCGAAAGCAAAGACCGCCTGCTGACCGTAGCCGACCGTGAAGAAGTTGGTCCCGTCGGTCAGGATCATGGCGCTGTCCGCCGGGCGCAGCACTAGCGAGGCCGCGCCGTTGATCTGGTCAGAGCCTTGGCGCGCGATCGTCAGGTCGCCAGCGCCGCCATTCCGCACGGAGACGAACCAGTTATTGCCGACCGAACTGGCGGTTGGGAGCGTCAGCGTTCCGATGCCTCCCGTCCACACATAGGCCGCCGCGCGGTTCGTCGGGCCGAACGTGAAGTTGCTGTTGAACAGCGTCACGGTCTGCGATTGCGACAGGACGCTGCCCTGCGCGATTAGGCCGTATCCCGCCAGCGCCGAGGCCTGAGCCTGCGCCGTCGACGCGCCAGCCTGGAAACTATCCCACGTGCCCGCAGCCGTGGTGTTATCCGTCAGGTACAGGGTGAACGTCAGACCGGCGGCGATCGAGAGAAGCGTGCCGCCCACGTAGTTCTTGATCGTGATGGTCGAGGGGCCGAGGTTCTTGAACTGGGTGACCTGACCGACGCCGGTCTGCGTGGCGTCCGGCATGAACACCGAGTACGCGCCGCTCGGCGTCACATTAATGATTCGCGCGACGAGGTTGTTGCCGACGGCGGCTTCCAGAGGCCACTGCAGCGGGGTGTCCGCCGTCAGCGACAGGGCCAGATACGAAATATCCGAGGGATAGATCGTGTTGCCGCCGAACGTCTGGGTAAAACTCATGCCTCTTTCCTCACGGCGGAGCGGTCAAGGATTTTGGCGAGGTCTTCGCCATTGAGCATAGCCGCCGCGCGGTCGTACATTTGCTGCCACACAGGGATGCGCTCGTCGTTCTTGAGGAACGGCGTGGCCTCCAACAGAACGGCGTAGAGAAGCAACTGGGGCGCGTACTCGGTCAGCCAGTTGGTCTGGTACTCGTCGTCCAGAAGCTGCGGAAGCTCATAGTAGAGCACTTCGAAGGGGTACGCGGCGTCCGGCGGCGGCGTGATCAGCCAGTGCGAGTAGTCGTAGTCCGAGTAGAACACCGGCTCGGCGGTCTGCGTTTCATTCGGCCAGTAGGTGCGAGCGTATTCGTAATCGCGTGTAAACAGGAACTTGCGCGTGTTGTTCCCGGCCCCAGTGCCAATGTTGATCGACACGGTATCGCGCCAGCGATCGGGCTTGGAGTAGACGCTTTGGCCCACGATCAGCGTGTCCGTCACGACATTGATGAAGCCCTGGACCTTCAGTTCGCGCGCAATGCGGCGCTCAGCAAGGTTGATCAGGCGCGGCAACTGT